AGCGTCATAATACGCCTGTGCGTTTTGGTAATAAGGGATACTAGCATCCCATAAATCGCCAAGTAGGGGACGAAAAGCAACTCTGTAGTAGTACCAGCCAGTAGAGTGAGCATTAGTATCAAGTACGATTCTAGTCGCTGTGCCAGTGTCATAAATCTGGTAGTTAAGTTCTACAGCCCTAGATGTAGTTTGAGGGTTTTTGTTATACACGCCAAGCACATCGACATTGGCAATGGGGGTAAAGTAAGGGACATTTGTGACTGGGTCTACGACTGTGGTAAACTCCGCAAGTCTGCAAAGGTCAGGCCATTCTTCCATTTCCCAGACCTCACGCATTCTAGCCGAGATGAAGTCCCTGAACTGGGCAAAGGTCTCGTTGTTAATGTTGTGTCTGTCGTTGCCAGAGTACTGCAACGCATTGAAAAGAATTTCCGAAAAATCAATGGTTCTCATTTGGTGAGATATCCGTCTGCGGTAAATACCGCTCCTTGGACTACTGTCTTTTTACAATAATTGCGGACAGCGAGTCCGGGGTTGTCACGAAGGTACTCACGCATAAATTGCTTGTCCTTCCAACAATCGTAACCGAGTCGCTGTCCCCAATAGTGATAAGCGTCAGCAGGGATTTCGGCAATCTTTCGACCGAGGCCAGCAATGTCGTTTGCCTCGTGAGTATGACCGAAATGTGCAATCTGCTTTGCTTCAGCCCTAGCGTATGCTTCCTTCTTCCTCCAGCCGTGGATGAGTTCCAACTCCATCTCTTTGTGGAGATGGGGCGGGATAATCTCAACCAGCGACTGGACGAAGCCGTCAGCCACGATTAGGAAGCGAAGTCGAACTTAGCGAGGCCGAGCGGGTTCTTGACGATGCAAGTAGCGACGGCTTCAACGAGTCTGGCAGGGCCACCGCCATTGTCGGTAAGTTCCTTGACCTGAGCGATATTGCCGCCGTAGCCAACGCCAACCAAGTCCATATTCAGCAGGTAACCGCAGAAGTTGTTCTTGAGGAAGAGCGAGGTATGCAGACGGATAGAACCGAAGTCACCTTCAAACACATCGATGCTCGACTTGTACGAGGACTGACCCTGCTCTCTGTTAAGAGTGCGAATCTGGCTCGCAGTAGCGTCATCGAGGTTCTGGCGGGTCGTGTAGGTCAGAGCAGTGAAAGCCTGCTTCAACTTGTAACCAACGAGACCATCGAAGGACTGAGTTCTGCCAGTCTGGTTATAGACGGAGGCGAGGATGTTCTGACAGACAGTTTCATCGAGGGCGGCAGTGCCGACAGTCGAGATAGAGTCCGTAGGAGTGCGGAAGTTCGTGGGAACATTCAGGTATGTATCAGCCGTGAAGTCGTTCTTAATCCACGAGTCGAGACCACGAGTGGCATAACCCTGAGCGATGCCGTTATCAGCCTTGGGCAGATTAGCGGAGCAGAGGGTCTTTTCCATCTTACGCTTCAGGATTTCGGTAGCCTTAGCGACATTGTTCGACAGTTCAGACTTAACGCCAGCAACGACAGCGATGTCGGTGGTCAGCGGAGACACACGAGTGGCTTCTCTGAAAATCTGAATGTGGTTAGACAGTTCGTAGCGGTACTGGACTTCCTGAGGGGTATCCACATTGTCACGAACGAAGTTTCTGATAGAAGCACCATTCGGGTCAACATCAGTGCCGTCAACGACACCAGCCTGTTCAGCGGAGACATTGGGGAGAGAGTCCACCTGCCAGCGGAACAGGGTGTTGCCAGGTTTAGCAACCTTCGGGGCCATCGAGGTGAAGGGGGTGCTCTTCGCATCAATCATCGAGATAAGGTCAGCGAGGGCTTCCCGCTTACCAGAGTTAATATTTCTTTCTGTGAGACTTGCCATAGTATTATATATTAGGGGTTACAGGTAATCCTCCATAAGTTTTGAGAGGTCATCGACTTTCCCTGTTTTGGAAAATCTGGAGTATGCTTCCTGTCTGTGGATGTCCTGCTTTTTTACAGAAGGGGCTACGCCATTGGAACGAGGTTGAATAGGTGCTTTGGGAACATTGGGCTGACCGCCCCGCTGTTCTCTGGCTCTGACTCCCCGAAGGTAGTCACCAATAACCATCTTATAGTCAGGGAACTTCTTGATGTGAGGGAACGAGTTAAGGAACTGTTCGGCAATCTGCCGCTCCTTGCTCGTCTTGTCCTTCCACCACGGATATTCCTTGGCTACGATGTTGTCGATTGAATCTCTTGCCTGAAGGTACTGATATCGCTGGGGCAGGGTAGTCTCGATTGCCTTCATAGCATTAATCTTGATTTGCCTGACTTGAGCGGGGTCATAGTGCGTTTCATTGCCCTCTGCATCGGTAGCGGTGTAACCATCAGCGTTCGCTTCAGCCCAATCACGAACCGACCTTGCTTGGGCAATCTCTGCCTCGATTTCAGCAATCGTATTCAAATCGGAATGGGGAACATCTGGGATTACATCATTCTGCTTCTGCGAGGGAGCGGCTTGCTTAAGTTCATCAACTTCCTTACGCAGTTTGGCGAGTTCCTCTTCGGCCTCTTTCCTCTTTGCGGTCAGTTTGTCAATTCGCTTCTGCACACCACGAGATACATCTTCGTATTCGTCCTCGGACTGTGAATGAACTTCGTTGCCATCAGAATCGGTTTCAGTGTTCGTTTCCGACTCACTGTCTGTCTGCTGGGCTTCAGGCTGATTACTATCGTATTCGCCATCTTCCGTCTGCCCGACTTGTGCATCGTCGAACAGAATATTGTTTAGTCTGCTGGTGATTTCAGCATTACTAGGATATGCACTATCCTGTTGAGAACTGTTGTTGCTGGCTTCGTTCTCTGCTCCAGTATTGTTATCGTTTTCCATTAGATGTAGGTCTAAAGTGCCTTTGTGAGGACAGGGTTTTTACAGACTCCCAGAAACTGTTGGCTCTCTATTTGACACTCTTTTTACAAGTGTCAAGCGAAAGTAAAATTATTCTGCGTTCAAACCAGCGTCAATTCTGGCCTTACGCTGTTCTTCAAGTAGCAAAGACTTAAAGTCGTTCATAGCGTTGGCTCTTCCGCACTGGTGGATTCTAGCCTCGCCAGAGATATCGGTTGCGATAGCCCTCTGGGTTTCAGCCTGAATGTTTAGGTCAATTATATACATAATATGCTCCCAAACAGCGTTCTTTTCAGTGAACGCAAATGTACGAATATTGTAATCAGTATCCTTCATTGGTAGGTTCGGGCATACCTTCCTGTTGAATCTTATCTGAAACAGGGGTGACACCCACTCTTCCGATTTGCTTGTTCTGCTCCTGCATAACAGACATCTGAAGGTTTTTGATATAATTCTGCAACAAGGCTTGGAACATCGGGTCGGCCTGTGAAGCCTGTTGAGCCTTCGGGTTCTTTTGCATAATCTGTTGCAGGTACTGCATCTTGGTCTGAGCCGTGGGGTCGTTCTCTACATAGGTAGCCTCGTTGCCCAACATCATCATACCAATTTCGGTTTGGACATCCTTATACAGACGCTGGCTAGCACTCTGCGGATTAAGGATAATCTCCTTAGCCGTATCAGGGCTGATAGCCTCAACGGCTTTCTGCACCAACTTGGCCTTGTCAATAATTCCATTGCTATCCATCGGAAGCACAAACTGGGCGATAGCCTGAAGTTTCTCAAGGACAAGGTCGCTGTACAGATTTCTGACATCGAACTTAACCTCAAAGTCATACTGGTTAGTGATGTCATCCATCACCTTAGGCATCGCAATTCCAGTGATGCGTTCAACTTCAACTATATCCATATACTGGAGACAGAGTTGAAGCATCTGGGTATAAACTTCAGACCAAGCCGTAAGCCAGTTATCAACAGAGTTCTGCTGGAGCATCTGGGCAAGAGCGGGAGGAGTTTCTTCTCTAGTAAGACCAAAGTAACCAGCCGCATTCTTTTCCACCTGCATAGTTACAAACTCAGCAATGGTAGGCGTACCCTTGGGAGGCTCCATCCACTTGTAGTCGTTGACATCAGAAACAGGGAGTAGCATTGCAGGGCCA